GTTTTGTTTATCATTGTATTTGGTTGTGCCAGGCGGGATTGAACCGGCTGGCGGGGTGGTTAAAGGGAAAAATTGAAGCTATTGATTTTACCGGCTACAGCGTCATCATATTTGTGCTGGTTTGTTATGCGCTCCTCTCCGTCCTGAGTCCATCCGCGCTCTAAGTCTGCGTTGATGTATTCGGCAAATAGCTCCAGCCCACCGTAATCATTAAGCCGCCCCGCCAAGGTGCGGCCATTCCGCTGGATGCAGCAACCCTGGCAATTTACGATGTAATCGTAATGCCTTTCAACTGGGCTTGTAGTTTTCCCAATGCAGCGCGTGGGGTGCAAAAGGACAACTGTTTTAATTACTTCAAATGCTCCTGGTTTCATTTTCATTGTTTTTTGTAGGTTGTGCCGGGGATTGAACCCGGCGGGTGATTTTAGCTCCAGGCTTTTTCCAGGATAAGGATTCCCTCGTTCCATTTTTCCACTAGGATTTTATGCACCTCCTCTTCAGTGTGATTCTCGGGGGATGCTTTTAGCTTTTTAACCACCTTGTAAAAAGGGCTTCCGGCTTGCAAGCAATGTCTAGGCTTTGACGGGGGGCAGTAAGGTTGTTGCCGAAGATACTCAAGCCCGAAAGCTCTCAACGCTTGAGTATACGGGCAATATTTGAGCTTGATTCTTTCGATGTCATTGACAATGCCGCTGACGGCATTTTCGTTATTCGATCCAAAGTGAACTAAATTAGTGAGTTCAACCTCTAGGGCTTTTATTGTTTCTCGGTCTGCTGCATTTGGCTTGTTCATGCAGACACTAAAGCATTTGTTTCACTTTGTGTCAAGAGTGAATGTTTATTACCCTGTATGCCTTGTAGAATAAGGGCTAGTAGGAAGTCTCTACCTTCTTCTTGGGAGCTTCAAATAGGTCGGCATCCCCCTCTAATTCACACGCCAGGGCAGAGGCAATCACATCATCATCATGGCTGCCGGTGGCAGCTTCCGGCTTACCCAATTGATTGCGAACAAACGTCTGAAGCTGGGAAGATAATTGAGGACATGGAATCGTGATCTTGTTCTCCTCCCGGATGCAATCAGCTAATGCCGAGATGATTATTTCGCGGGACTTCTGGTCAGTCGAGAAACCAATCTTTCGGAGGATCTTGCCGGTAATATCATCCCGGATTCTTCTTCGCCACAAACGCACGTTGGCTTGCTTCAACGGCTCGACCCAGGCCAACCCACTGTTGTTGATTTCCAAAACGCAAACACACCCGCCAGCCCATTGACTGAGGGCTGCTGCCTTGAGTGATCCTGGGGTCGGGTCATCTTGGTTGGAAGGCAAGGCTCGGGCGATTAACCGAAGAGGATGATACACGCCATCCTTGTCCCGGTATCCAGCTCTCCAAAGCATTATTGAGTTTCTGTCTTGAGCAGTGTTGCCGGTGGAAACTTCCTTGCCCGTCATCGAGTCAACTGTCACCAGATATGAACAGCCGTGTTTCGGCTCTTCGTCCCACACATGGAACTCCGCTTCCCCCGAATTTGTCTCGACAAACTTTCCAGCCCGAATGACTCCCTGTCTCCGGCGCTCGGCAAAGGCCTTCACCTGGGTGGAGATTCTGATCAAGCCCTCCATGTCGAAGCGAGGCGATCCGCTCACCAGGAAGCATCGCTCTTCACTCTCCAGATACTCTTGCTGAAAAATGTTTTCACTTCCGGCCAGCTTCCCGTCGATGGTAGCTCTTCGCCACTTAATTCTCTCAGCCGTGATCTTATCTCCCTGCTCGGCCATTATCCGGCGCTCCTCCGGGGTGAGGCTATTCACTATCTGCTCAAACTCATCCTGGCTTTGCAGCGGGATTTGATATTCGGGGACATCATACCAACCGGTGACAATCTTGATCATGCCATTGCCCCGCTCTCCCTTTTTCCACTGGTCAAGGGTGACAGCTCCCGCCCTGGATCCGGTAGTCTCGGCATCGGGATCGCCGGTAATGAGCTTTGAGAAATAACCGATCCCATCCGGCGTGGACTCATCGACTCCCAGGGTAAACGGCTCATCTGCCAACCCGGCCTTGAGCTGGGGCATTATCACGGCAGCATCCTTGGCTGCACCGGATCTTCCAAACTTAGCTGTCTCGCTCGACCCCACTATTGTCCAGGTTCCACCCACACCGGGAGCTTTGGATTCAGCGGAAGAGCTATACCTGGTAGATCTGTTTGAGCATTCAGCCCGGCGGTCATGCACTTGGAAGTCATTGCCCCAGGGAAAGGGATCGAACTCGGCATAGGTATTGAGCATCGAGCGATGGTAGGCATTGGTGGATATTGTGTCAGTTACCCAGATTGCTCGGGTCAGTCGGGTTCTCATCCACCAGTATATGATCCAGTTCAAGACCGTTGAACTACCGGCTTGCCGGGGCTTGAGGACAAGCATCCTGAGAGGCTTGTTTTCCTGGAGGAAATACTCAACGGCCTCAAATATCTGTTCCTGGAGATAGGTGGGGGTGGGCGAGATGATCTCCCCGGACTTATTAATGATCTTGGCCAACGTCACAAAAGCCAGCCGGGGGGATTGGAACCATTTAAATCTATCGCTCTCTGAAATTTTTCCCATGTGGTCTACAATAAACCTTGTATTTACAAGGTAAACTCTTGTTGCAATTTATTTGAACCTATTGAAATTACCGTTATGTTACAGAGTAATGATGAGGCGGGAGCCACTGAAGACGTAGCAGCGGGAGCTGCTGAAGCACAAACAGACATTGATGCCCAAGTCAACGAAGACGGAAGCGTGAGCTTGATTTCTGCGGGAGCGGAGCAAGAACCAGCCGGAAGTCCAGCCGACCAGGGCGATGGGAATACACTCGATGCCAGAACACAAGGCATCCTAGATAGTGGTAGAACCCGGATCAAAAATCTCCCAGAGGCAGATCGCCTCGTAGTTGCTTATGCATCGGCGCATAACATCCCTCTCAGCCAAGCGCAATCTGAGTTAGGAGGGCAGCAAGCAGCAGCCGATCAACCTCAAGGAGAGCCTCAAGACCAATACCGCCCTGATCAGGCATTGGAACAGGTAAACGAAGCCATCTCCTCTCTGGACAAAGAGATCACAGAGGCGAGAGCGGAAGGCGAGTTAGAGAAGGCCGATGAGCTTATGCAGCAGCGATTCGATCTTCAAGAAGACAAGCTCAACGCCCAGATGGATATCCGGGAGGCTGATGCCTCTGCTTCGGCTCAAGAAGAGCAGCAGTTTTCCAGTGCCTGGGACAATGCAGCGGATCAGGCTGTCGATATGTATCCCCAACTTGAAAACGAGGATTCGGATTTATTCAACGCAGTCCAGGAGCAATATGAGCGATTGGTTGCAACGGATGATCCTGCTCTCGGTAATCCCAACTGGCCTTACGAAGCTGCTGCCGTGGCAGCATCACAAATGGGGATACTGTCAAAAGCTCAACAAGAAGCCCAACCAGGAACCCAGAATCCATACGGGAATCGCCGTCCAACTACCGCCACACCTAGCAGTGGAGCCAGAGGAACCTCTGGCGCTAATCCGCTGGGAGTCCCGGGGACGGTTGATCTTTCAAACCTAACAGCAGACTCCGGTCAAGACCTTCTCAGGAAGCTAGGCCGGGGCATTCACGATTCATAGCCCTGGTAGTCCATCTGGTCTGCCGGGTTACAACACAAACCCAACCATAACAGACCATAAAAGATGGACATTAACGCAACTGATTCAGTATCAACATTTGGAAGTGTTGCTACTGCTAGAGCCAAGATCTGGAAGGAAACTTTCAAGCACTTTGGCAACACTACTGACGTAACCTCTGCCCTTGAAGGGCCAGAAGGTTCCGGGTCAGCCATTTCTACACGCCATGATCTAAAGGGCAAGCGAGGAGCTATTATTGAGTTCCTGGCCTCTTCTGATCTCGGCGCATTCGGTAAGCTCGGAGAACAGACCCTCAAGGGCAACGAGGAAAAACTGCTGTTCTCAGGAACTACGGTCACGCTCGACTTCAAACGCCATGCTACGGCGCTTACACAATCACTTCGCAAGAAGATGGCTGGCGGTCACACGCTGGAAAGCCTCTCTTCAGAAGTCCTTGGCCGCCACTTTGGCCAATGGAAGCAGCGTGATGCGCTTCGCAAGCTGATTGACGGAGTAGGCAACGGAGGCCATGCAGCCTCTCTTCCCGACAATATTAAATTTGGCGGCTCCGCCAGCACCATCAACACTTTGTATAGTGCTGACGAGATCGGGACAGGTGATGTTACTGACCTTGTCACCCAGGCAGCTTGGCTTGGCGTTGAGCCAGCCCGTATCACCAAAGGCGGTAAGTCTTCAGCCGAAGATACTTACCATCACATTCTCCTGGCTGATAACCAGCAGTTGAGGCCTTTATATAAGGATCCTGCCTATCAGACTCGGATGCAAAACGCTGACGTTCGCGGAACCGGTAATTCTGTTTTCAACGGTTCTTTCAAGGATATTGACGGGACTAAGATACTGAACTTCCGTGGAGTATACGGTGATCAGTATGGCCCAATCGGCTCTCCTCTGACCCCGGTCATGCGACTCGGAACAGCTATCGCTAATACTGGCAGTGGAACTTCTGTTCTCACGGGATCTGCTTCCACTCCGGCTGCTACTGATCCTAACTGGTTTATCGACTTCCCTGGATTCGATTACAAATATACTGATGAGGACGCAGCAGATACATCTGACGATGCAACAAAGTATTATGCTTTGGCTGTCACTCCGGCTGGCGGATTCGCATTCTTTGAATACACTGGTGCAGGGAACTTAGGTTACAAGATTGAGGTTGCAGCAGCCCAATGGGCTACCAATACGGTAATCACCGGATCCGGTTCAACGGTTGATGGAAATGCTGCTGCATTTGACGGCAAACTTGTTACTGCTCTTCCGGTAGGGACATTGATCTTCCCGGCAACTCTTCACGGTGTTCCTTACGCTTACTCACTTCTCCTTGGCAGCGATGCCCTGGTTCGTGGATACGGCGAGGACATGAAGATGACTGACGATATGGAGGACTACGGCTTCCGTAAGGGAATCGGATATCAGGCCATGTATGGTGACAATGTCTGGACTGACCGTAATGGCCGGGTTCGGAATTACATCCTTGCAGCTCATGCCTACAATCCAATCGGCAAGAACTGCCCAACCGTCACCGCAGCGTAACGGTTAACAATTCACATCCCATGTGTGCTAGGCTGTCCTGGTTCTTCTTCGGAAGGCCGGGGCAGCCGTTTGCACATCTAGGGTTTATCATTTAGATTGTCAGCACATATGGCTAAGAAAACTGCAACGAAGGTTGCCAAAAAAAAGAACACACCGGATAACACTGTCGTAGAGATATATGTTATGATTGGTGACATGGGACATTCGGTTCAAGCCTGGAAATGGCGGGGACTCAAGAGAGAATACACTTTTATATGGGACGATGTTTTGCGTAGGCATATAGTTCGGTTTGATAGCATTGAGGATTATGAAGCTGTCCGGGATGATCTAGTCCACAACACGGCTGGCATGATGCTTGGAACACAAGGCTTCCAGGTGCTGATCGTTACCCCGGCAATGAAGAAAGATCTTGATGCCAAGCGTGATGCTAGAGCAAGGGCGCTTAATGAAGCCCGGAATGCACAAATTAGAGCATCCGAGGAGGCCAACAAGGCGATCAAGACGGCCAGCAATGCGCTGGATGATGTCCGTAAGAAGATCGGAGCAGCCCCTGACCAGGTTGCTCAAACCAACAAACTCAAACTCAAGGCGACTAGCCTAAAGTAAAATAATGACCAAGGGAGAAGTAGCTCATCGCTTGTTTGATCTGGTTTCCCAGGCGGATAGCATTGCGCCCAATGATCCCACCATTCGGGGG